GTATATACTCAGCAGGATTGGAGCTGGTTTTGGCGGCTTCCTGCTACCAGAGAATATTGCGAAAGAGAATTTAGAGTTGTGGGAGATCTGGCTCGCAAGAATAACGTTCGCTTGTCTATGCATCCTGGTCAGTTTACTGTGCTGGCAAGTTGCAACCCAGGTATTGTAGAGCGTTCAATAGAGGAATTTGAATATCATGTGGATATGGTTAGGTGGATGGGATACGGCAAGACTTTTCAAGACTTTAAAATCAACGTACACATCTCGGGTAAACAAGGTCCCGCTGGTATTATCTCTGCACTTACACGATTGTCTCCAGAAGCAAGAAACTGCATTACCATTGAAAATGACGAAAACTGTTGGGGAGTCGACAGCAGTCTTGAACTCGAAAAGCACTGCGCCCTCGTACTTGATATACACCATCACTGGATCCGTACAGGAGACTACATACAGCCCTCCGACGATAGAGTTAAACGTGTAATTGATTCGTGGCGTGGTGTTCGTCCTACCATGCACTATAGTGTTAGTCGTGAAGACTATCTAATTCATCACAATACTAGTACTGCGCCAGACCATGCAGGTCTATTATCAGAAGGCTACAAAAAACAAAAGCTCAGAGCACACTCTGATTTTTACTGGAATACAGCAACAAATGAGTGGGCACTGGGCTTTCTAAACACACATGATATCATGTGCGAAAGTAAAGGTAAAAATCTAGCCAGCCGTACGTTGTACGAACAGGCTAAGGCTCTTACTTTGCTTTAGGAGCACGTGGCTTTTTAGGAGCCGCTGGCGCTTTTTGAGCAGCAGGTGCTTTAGGTGTCTTTGGCTTTGCTGGAGCACGTGGTTTCTTAGTTGGGGAAGGTACTGGTGCAGTCACTGGCGCTTGCTCAACTATCCCTGACGGTACTACAGCATCTGGAACAACTACCACTGCGTCAACTGCTGAAGTAGGGGCTGCTTCAACCGGTGCTGTTTCTACTTTGTATGGTGCCTCTGGGGCTGCTTCTGGCTTTTTGCCTGTGAAGAATTCTGCGATTTTCTTGAACATTCTATGTTCCTCCTTGGAGTTTTATTTATAACTAAAATAGCGGGCTAAATACAACTATGAGCTATAATTTTATCAGGTGGAGTATGTTACAAGAATCAAACACTCCAAAAACACTAGAATTATTTAAACTTCCCTATCACAGAGAAGATTTAGATCCTAGCATCAGTTTGGACACAATAAACTATCATTACGGTAAGTTGGCTAAAACATACGTTGATCGTTACAATGCAGGCGAAGGTGATGCTGATTTTAACGAAGCTGGTGCATATTTGCACAACATTCTGTTTCCACAATATAAGAAATATTCAGGATCAAATGCTCCCACAGGTGCAGCTCTAGAATTTATCAAAAAGCACCATAAGACATTTGATAACTTCAAAGAAAAATTTACCAAAGTAGCTATGGGCATACAAGGCTCAGGATGGGTCTACCTAGCACGTAACGGTGAGATCAAAACTATCGTTAATCATCAAATACGCAGTGATATTGTACTTTTAGTTGATTGGTGGGAACATGCATTTGCTCTAGACTACCAATCAGACAAAAAGAAATATCTAGAGAATCAATGGAAGATAATTGATTGGGATATTGTATCCGCTAGAGTCGGCTGATATCCGCAGTACTTGATACTGGCATATCCCATATTAGGCGTCGCTCGACGCCTTTCTTTTGGGCGAAACGTTTGGCATCACAGTGTTCACAACAGTGAAAGTAATTGTTGTTCAGCCTCTTGGGACTGACCTTTTCTTTCAGTCTACGAAATCCTTCCCCACAGTTATCACAACGAAACACTGCTACTGTTCGAATGCGGTTATATTGGTGCTCTACTCCTAGCTTGCTGGTCCTAGTGTGTTGAGTAGTTTCTAATTCTGTTGTGATGAACATCATGTATTTACATTAGGGTTACAAAACTAAAAGGTAAATATTGATATGATAACAATTTCCAACTCAGCAAGATTAAAAATTAAAGACCTTCTATACGAAGAAGGTAATCCTAAACTAGCATTACGTACATTTGTTCAAGGGGGAGGATGTAGCGGATTTAGCTATGGTTTTACCTTCGACGAAGTAACAAACGAAGATGACTTTGAAATTCCTCTAGACGAATTTAAAGTGCTTGTAGATGCTATGAGTATGCAGTATCTACAGGGTGCTGAAATAGATTACAAAGACGAACTTATGGGAAGTTCATTTACAATTACGAATCCCAACGCAACTACGACCTGCGGCTGCGGATCTAGTTTTTCAGTAGCAGATGACTACGTTGATCACTTAGAGGTATAAAATGGCAAGACAAAAAATTGATATTGGCGTACAAGGCAATGACGGCACTGGCGATAGTATTCGTGAAGCGTTCCGTAAAGTTAACGAAAACTTTCGAGATTTATACGCAGTTTTTGGTTCTGGGGATTTTATTTCTTCTACAAACTTAGATGACTTCCCTAATACATATACCAGCAATCAAATATTCATCGTTAATGATCTAGGAGATCAAGTATTAGCTAAAGATCTCGTAGCAGGCGATGGTATCATTATAGATCCAAATGGTGAAGACGGTGTTACTATTACTGCGTCTGGCGGCCAGGTAATTTCGGATCCTAGACCAAAGTTAGGTTCTCCATTAGATGCACAGAATTTGCCTATAGGTCGAGCTGCGGATCCTAGTGTTCAAAATGCGTTATTATTCAATACTACACACGGCACTACTATTACAGCAGATGCATTGGTTATTACCAAAGGTTATGCGGATCGCAGATATCTTCAAAGTGGCGGTGGCAGCAGTTCTGCTGGCCAGCTGCGTGTAAGAGATGAGCCTGCAAATCAATCCGAATATACAAGAGCTATATCCGGATATATTGGTGGTAATATGAATCTGCCAAACCATGGATTTGATTCTGGCTCTGATGGTATTGCATTTACCTATAACTCTACAGGGACGAATGCTGTAGGACTCGCTGAAACTGTAAATGCAGGGAGTTTTGTTGTAGGAAGAACTTATAAAATTAATACAGTAGGCTCAACTGTTTGGACTAGCATAGGTGCATTAAACAACGAAGTTTCTACGGTATTTACTGCAATAGGTGCCGGATCCGGCAGCGGTGTTGCAACACCTGTGTACCATTTAAAATATGTTGATGACAACTATGTAAGTGTACACTACAGTGCCGATGATGCTAGAAGTGGTGTAGATAAAATTACTGTATCGGGCGGTACTGGTACACAGACACTAGTTGATGCATATTTAGATACTAATCTTGCGGGAAATTATCTAAGTAACGAAGCATTGCCTCGTAAGAGTACTGTACGCAGACAAGGCGATACAATGACTGGGCCACTGTACTTAGATGATCACCCTGGACCACTTGCAGGTGCAGGCACTCCAAACGGCGCAGACGATCTGCAGGCAGCTACAAAGTATTATGTTGATAATTCCAGTTTTGCCAGCCAATTTAATTTGTTTGTGGCAAATTCGGGAGATGACACACAGGCTAATACGCCCGAAGGTAAAGAAGGTGCTGCCTTTGCCTATGCATATGCCACAGTAGGTGCTGCGTGTCGTAAGGCGGAAGAGGTCATTGAGCTTTACGAAAATGAACCAGGTCCGTATAGACAGCGTATTGCTCACACTGTTGCCGGAGAAACAACTAACAGTCAAGTACAAAGTGTTGCATTTAGTGGCGGCAATGCCAGCTGGATCGATGTTGAAGACCTATTAACTCTTAATAAAGAGTATATCCAAGCTGAAGTAATTGGATTCATTAATACTACATACCCCACTCTTCAATATGATCAAGATCTGTGTTTTAGAGATGTAGGATATATTATTGATGCTGTTCTTATTGACATACTAACTGACAGCAACTATCAATCAGTTAATGCTGGTAAATCATATTTTAAGAATGTCAGTGCAAGAGTCGCTTCTGGATCACAATTAGTAGAAACTGCTGCCGGTATTCAATACGCAAAAGTTCTTACTGATTACGTCTTACAAGAAACAAGCCCACCTACTTCTTATCAATCAGTTTATTCAAGACAGAACAGCATTTATTCTGCTCCAAATTCAACACGCAGATCAGCAGTTGAAAGTAAATTTGACATTGTAATTGATGTACTTAATGATGGTGTTAGTTCCGCTCCGGAAATTGATTATGGTACTGGAGTTGTGGTTATTACTTTCGACAACGGTGGAACCAGAGTTGATCAAGGTGATCCGGTTAACATTGACATTATCCCGGGTAAATTGATTCGAGGAATTAGATCAGGGGCTGTCGGTAGAATTGTAAATTACAACGATAATACTGCTTCAGGCTTTGATACAATTACATGTAATTTACTTTCTCCACAAAACTTTGATCTAACTGAAGAATTAGAATTTGCCGAAGCAAACAAAAATGTACAGGTTACTATTCGAGTTGAGAGTGGAATTTATTATGAAGATCTACCAATACGAGTTCCGGCTAACGTAACTATCCGAGGAGATGATTTCCGTAGATGTATTGTACGTCCTAAAGATCGTGCAAGCCAAAGTCCTTGGATTGAAACTTATTTTTATAGAGATACCAGCTTTGACGGTTTAG